GGGCCAGTATCAAAAGAATAGCGAATCGAGAGTGTTCAAGAATTGGTCTGTTTCCGAATTTGAGGCCCCGCACGAGGCGATATTCAGGATGGGTGCAGATTGGGGATTTTCCATTGACCCCTCTGTTTTAGTTAGGTGCTACATCCAGGGGCTTAAACTGTTCATTGACTACGAAGCATGGATGGTCGGTTGCGAGATAGATCAGCTCCCTGACCTGTTCGACACTGTACCGGGCTCCCGCAAATGGTTCATTACGGCTGACTCGGCGCGTCCGGAGACGATCAGCTATATGCAGCGCCATGGATTTCCTAAAATCGCAGCGGCAGCCAAGGGGAAGGGGTCAGTAGAGGACGGCATTGAATTTTTAAAAAGTTTTGATATCATCGTTCACCCGAGGTGTAAGCATGTGATTGATGAGTTAACGAATTATAGATGGAAAACTGACCCGCTAACTGGTATAATACTTCCTATTTTGGAAGACAAAAACAACCACACAATCGACGCAATAAGATACGGGGCAGAGGGCGCGCGGAAGGCGATCATGAGCGGGCATCTTCCATCCATACATGCCGCTTATGACGATATTAATCCAGGAATGGGGATGTGATGGTGTTTTACTGTTGTTAGGCAGCAAGATGGCAGATTGTTTAGTAGCATCAGATGTTTGCATGATAATTCCCAGTCTTGAAGTGAGAAGAAAAGCCGTGTTTATACAATCATAGATGGAGCGGAAAAAATGACAGCGAAAGCGACATTTACAGAAGTTGAAAACGGAGATGGATCGGCAAAACTGGTCCAGTGGACACTGACAACGGCAGACCATACCGGCCAGGCAATAGGTTATCCGGAATGGAGTGTGCGTTCATTCCAGGTTGAGGGCACGTTCGGCGGCGCGACGCTGGCCATTGAAGGCAGCAACGACATGACCAACTACCGGGCAATCACCAACCAGGGCGATACGGTCAAGCTGCAATGGACCGAGGCGCAGGATATTTTGCAGGCGCAGCAGACATGCCGCAAGATGCGCCCGAGACTGACGGCAGTCGGCGTTGATGCGTCACTGGTGGTCAGCATGTTGATGGTCCGGCCCACTCCGATGCGGACATGATGGATGGATACAAGCTCGCAAAAATATTATGGCAAGTCGCTAAAATGCTTGCGTCTTTGCTTGAAAAAGAGTATGGATTAGGGAGTAAGTGCAAAAAGGTTGAAAAGGCCGTGCTCTAACGCCCTGCCGACACACATAAAAGCCGTGCTGATAAAGCCCTGCTGTTTCCCGTCCTCGGGTTACAGCAGGGCTTTTTTATTTTGGGGAATCGATGAGCGAAGCAGCGCAACAAATTCTTGACGAATTGGCCGCAAAGAAACATCAGCAGATAGAGATGATGGGTCTCGCTGTTGCAAAGCTGCGCGACCAAGCTGTGGAGAAGCGGCGCGAATCCGGCATTGAAACCCAGTGGCAAGAAGATGAAGAATATTACCAAGGGGTAGACGATGCCAACCGTTCAAACGGCACCTACACCAAAAGCACATCGACCGAAGGCGGGTTAATCGGTGATGGCCGCAAAAAGAAAACAAACCGCACCACAGCATTTTTCAATCTGACCCGGCAGTTTTGCGACTCAGCAAGTGCCAGGGTTTCCGATATCATTTGCCCGTCAGGCGATTGGAATTTTCAGCTCAAGGCAACACCCGTCCCGGATATCGAAGAGTACGCCGAGGATAAAACACCAGTACAAGACACCGAAGGGCAACCAGTACTGAAAGAAGACGGGCAACCAGCAGTCATCGGGGAGTTTGCCAAGGAAGAGCTTGACAAGTCCGCGAAGTCCGCGAAGAAGGCCGAAAAGTATATTCTTGATTGGCTGGTTGAGTGCAACTATCACACCCAAGTGCGCCGGGTGATTGACGACTGCATCAAGCTCGGAGCTGGCATCCTGAAAGGTCCGATCCCGGAAGAGAAAAAGAAACGACGCGTTACCCGTGAAGGCGACTCCGTTACGGTTGAAATCGAGGCAAAGGTTTCTCCCGTCTCGAAGCGCATTTCGGTATGGAACTTTTACCCTGACGGAGACTGCGGGGAAAGCATACACAGCGGCTCTTGCTGCTTTGAGAAGGATTACCTTACAAGAAAACAGCTTGAGGCTCTCAAGGGTGTAGAAGGGTATCTTGCCATCCAGATCGACAAAGTTATCGAAGAAGGCCCCGGCAAATGCAACATAGAGCGGCAGAGGGATTCAAGAGGTCGGTACAAGAAGGGCGAAAAAACATCCATGTTCGAGGTCTGGTATTTCTATGGCGAAATACCGTCGGAAGATCTTGACGCATGCTACGAGATCGGCGGCGGAGATGATCCACGCAACGATGGGGAGCGCAAAAAAAAGTCAATCCCCGCTATCGTCACGTTGGTCAACGATTCTCCGATTAAGGCCGTTGTATCGCATCTTGCATCCGGAGAGTTTCCCTATGACCTGATTACATGGCAGCAGATAGATGGCAAGCCGTGGGGTATAGGCGTAGCCAGACAAGGCCGGACAGCGCAAGAGTTCTATTGCGCATCGGCAAGGACGCTGGTTGACAACGCCGGTGTTTCTGGTGCGCCGATGTGCGTTGTAAATCGGTCAGTGGTCCAGCCGGCGGACGGCAGATGGGAAATCGGGGCGAGAAAAGTTTGGTACACCGCGGCAGAGGCGTTGCAGGCAGATGTGCGCACCGCTTTCATGTTTGTGGATATCCCGTCACGGCAGCAGGAATTGACAGCTCTGATTCAACTTGCAAAGCAAATGATGGAAGAGAGCACCGGCATTTTCTTCCTGATGCAGGGCGACCAGGGGGCAGCCCCTGATACTGTTGGCGGAATGCAGCTTCTGCATAATAACTCCTCGGCAGTGCTTCGGCGTTTCGCCCGCGTGTTTGACGAGATGATCACAGAGCCGCACATTTCCAGATACTACTATGACCGGCTGATGGTTGATCCTGATATCCCCAGCGATTGCAAGATTGACATGACTATTGATGCTATCGGATCCGCTGTCCTGGTTGAAAGGGCTATCCAGGAAATGCAGGTGACAAATCTGGCAGTCATGGCCCTGAACCCCGCCTATGGATGGGACCCGGAGAAGGCTGGCGAGCAGTTGCTGAAATCTCTTCGGTTCGACCCGGAAGGGTTCAAGATGGACCCCGAGAAGAAAGAACAGATCCAGCAGCCGGAAGATCCGAGAATCGCAGCGGCGAAAATACGAGAAGAGGGGGCGAACGTTAGGGCCAAAGAGCAGAACGAACTCATGCAGGCGAAAATCGCAGCAGACACCGACAGGGACACATCATACAACAACAGTTTGGCAAACCGCGACATGGTTCAAGCGCAGACAAAACGGGAAGAGTTGCAAATGAAACTGGAGCTTGCCCGCCTTGAGTATGCGGAAAAGCACAACATCAGCCTGGAAGAACTCAAGACGGAGCTTGCCACCACCGCCATGAAACTGAGGACACAGAAAGAACTATCCAGGCTGAAGATGCCAGGGAAACAGGCGACCAGCCCGCCTACTGAGCCTGCCGGTAGGGCAGATGTCGGCAAATCATTTCAGGAGTGACAAAAATGGGATCGGCCAACATTTTTTTTGATTTATATAGTGAGATTCCAGAAGGTTGCACGTGCGACATGTCAGATCCGCTGCTATGCCCTGTCTGTCTCGATATTTACATAACAATGAGGAACGCAAATGATAGCAGAATTGATCAGCAGAGTTTTCCAAGCCAGGGACGTGACGCACCGGGCGCACCTGGCATCGAAGAAATATTCTGAACACATGGCGCTTGGGTCTTTCTATGAGGCGTTGCCGGGCAAGATAGACGGAATTGCCGAGGCGTACCAGGGAGCGTTCGGGATTATCGATCACTTCGATGTTGAGACAGAAAAGGTTGAAGATGTAGCAAAATATCTTGAGGATGAGGCGGACTGGATCACGACAAACAGGGAAGAGATAGCAAACGACCACGCTTCCGTCATCAACATGCTTGATGATCTTGTGGCTGATTATCTGTCCTGTATTTATAAGCTGGAAAATTTGAAATGAAGCTGACTGAAACTGAAAAGAACTCAGCGTTATGGCAGAAGATTTCAAGCTATTTGAACGAACGGCTTAACAGTCTCCGGGCCTACAACGACGGGGATATTAACATATTAACCGATGTGCAGACCGCGACCGTGCGGGGGCAGATCAAAGAAGTCAAAGCTTTTCAGGCCATGGCAACACGACCTGAAAACATGGATAGCGACGAATAGCCGTTATCGTTTTGGCGAGGGCAATTATGACACCTGAAGAATTAGCAGCACAAGAAGAAAGTAAGGCTTTTGAAAGCGAGATGTTTTTTAACAAGCCGGCCGAAGAGACCGGCAAGGCCGAACCTGCAAAGGAAGAGGTAACGGAGACGCTGGAAAAAGTTGAAGAGCAGAAGGAAGAACCTACTTTCGCGGGCTACAAAGAATCTGAATTGAAGGTAATTTTAGGACGCATCCAAGAGATTGACGCCTTAAAAGACACTCTCAACAAATTCAATAGCCGACTGAGTGGGCAAATTGGCGATTTCCAGGAAAGGTTGAAGAAAATTCAAGCCGACAGGCGCGGCCCTCGTTTCAAAGGGGATGCCACTGAAAAGCTGAAGGAAGAATTTCCAGACCTGGCCGGGATACTCTTTGACGAAGAGGTCAAGGAAGAAGTCAAGGAAGAGAAAAAGGAAGAAGCAAAAGACCTTCCAAAGGAGCAGCCGAAGGAAGAGGCCAAGCCGCTTGACGAGGACGCAGTAGAGCGCATGCTTGAGACGAAGCTTGTCAAGAAGAAGCACAAGGATCTTGACCAGATTAAGGCTGACCCGATGTTCCACCAGTGGTTAGGGAAACTCCCAGCCGCTGAGTTTCAAACAATCATGAACACATGGGATTCCGATATTATCATCGGCACCATAGACAGGTATAAATCAGAGACCGCTGAGTCTCAAAAAAAACAAAAAACCGAATCGAGATTCAAAGCTGCCGTAGCTCCGAAAGGGACCACGCAACCGAAACCAGCGGCGTTATCCCCGGAAGAAGAAGAGCGGCTTGCCTTTGAGTCTGAGATGTACGGTTAGGAGAAATAACAATGGCAATGCAAGTATACAGTTCACCGGCACAGCGTATTGGTAAGCTGAAAGGACGGATTTTGAAGCACTGGGCACCGATGATCGTGCTCGGTAAAGTTGGCGTTAAAGATGATTTCGACCGCAACAAAGGCGACACCGTTATTTATCGCCGGTGGCTGCCGAAGGGTTCCACCACCGCAAGCCCCAACACCTGGCAGGCAACCGAGACGGGCGACCGTGTTGCAGCGTATGCAAACGCTCATCTCGCCGATGAGGGCGTAACCCCGGCTGCGGAAACTCTTACCCCCCAGGACATTACCGCTACCCTTCAGCAGTATGTTGTCCTGTTTGGCTACACCGACAAGACAGCCGACCTGTATGAAGACGATGTCCCGGCTGAAATGACTGAGCAGGTAGGCGAGCGTCTTGCCCTGGTTCAGGAGCTTGTTCTTTACGGGCAGCTTAAGGGTTGCACGAATAAATTCTACGGCGGAACCGGTACATCACGCGTTACGGTGAACGGGAAAATTACCCTGTCACTGCTCCGCAAGATCACCCGGTCGCTGGACGCAAACCATTGCAAGAAAGTCACCAAGATGGTTATGCCTACTCAGGGATTCGGTTCAACCTCCGTTGAGCCCGGTTATCCGGTATTCATCCACACCGACCTGAAGCCTGATATCCGCGATCTGCCGCTGTTCAAGCCGTATTCGGATTACGGCAAAACAGATGCCTCGGAGACTGGCGAGTTTGGCAAGTGCGAGGAGTTCCGTTTCTTCGCAAGCCCTGAGCTTGCAGCTATCCAGGGCGAAAGCGGCGTAACTGCTGCGGTTACTACGGCAGGATGTGAGAACCTCCAGAGTGTCGGCGGTTCCTATATCGACGTGTACCAGGTCATCGTCGGTTCGCGTGAAGCTTGGGGCCATATCGGGCTGAAGGGGTCAAGTGAGGTCAAGGTGATCGACGTTCCCCCGAACAAGACGGACAAGGCTGATCCCGTTGGGCAGCGCGGCTACATCGGCGCGAAGGTCTGGTATAACGCGGTAATCCTCAATAACCTTCAAATGGCATGTGTTGAAGTCGGCACATCGTCACTGTAAGGGGGTGGGATATGCCTAATCTCAACCAGATTTTGAAAGGTATTCCCGATGCGGGTTCCTCTGATGCCATCAGAAAGGCGTTGCAGAACCTGTTCATCAGGGCCAATACCGTGGCCCTGGAGCCTGCCGGGTTGGCAATCGGCACCGGCAGTGCGGCAAAGGTGAAGATCGTAAATGATGTGATATGCCTTGTCGAGTCGAGGCCGGTAAAGATAGCCGCTGCATCAGAGGTGACTCTTGCCGGAACGATTGCCGATGCTGCATACAACGCCATTGCGATTGAAACAAACGCGGCGGGCACCGTATCGGCAAAGCTGGGGACAGCAGCCACAACGCAAGCCGCTGTTGTGCTTCCTGCTTGGTCAGAAGACAAGGCCCGCCTGGGGTATGCCTTTATCCATGCGAGCGGGGCGGCTATTACCCTCGGGACAACTCTCCTGAACTCCGGGCAATGCATTGTTGACTATGTTGACACGCCGGGGATGCACGATTTTACACTCAAAGCAGATTCAAATCTCATAGGTGATTAGAAATGGATAAAACAGATATTCGCGGGTTGAACTTCTGCACCACCAACAGTTTGCTGACTGCCACCGGCGCGGAAACCGTTCACGACACCACCGTCTTGCTGAACTTTTGTATCGGCGGCAAGGCATACACCAAGAGCGGCACCAATGCCGACCAGGCCACACCGACCACTGACTATAACACCAGTGCCGCTTTCCCTGCCCTTGTCGGCGGGGCAAGTGTCGCCGGTGTCGGTGGTAACGGGTGCGCTGTCGTTTGGGCCTACAACTCAAGCGGGGCGGTAAAGTGCATGATGGGTCCGCACCAGCCGCTTGACATGGCGGGCAATTTTATCATCGCCCCTACGTTCCCGAAAGTTCCCGACGATGTTTGCCCGTTTGCCTACCAGATTTTGAAGGCAGGCAATACGGCATCGGCAACGGCTATTATTTTCGGGACGGCAAATTGGAACGCCACCGGCTTCACCAATGCGATTGTCAACGTGTTGGTTCTCCCGGCAAGGCCGCAGGTTTCTTAATAATGTGGAGCCCTTCGGGGCTCCTTAACGAGGTTTACAATGGCAAAAGGTATTGAATCACAGAATTTTGCACAGCAGAAAGAAAGAAAGGTTGATTTGGCCGATGACCGCGCAAGGGTTTTCTTGGCAGAAACAGATATCGTCGGGGCCTCTGGTGTTGATGCGTCATACGCCGAAGAGCTGAAGTTTATGGAGGACGAGCTTGTTGTCCGCATCCATAAAACATCAAACCAGAACGAGGATGACCCGGTAATGTGCGGCTGCAACGGTGTCCCGGCCAGGATCTTTCGCGGCGTCCCAACCAAAATCAAACGGAAGTTTGTAAACTCTATTTTGGCATCAAGCCTGATGAGGGTGGAGACTGTCGAGGGCACCAACGAGCGTGGCGAAAAAACGACCTACATCAAGAAGTTCTCCGGCGAAAGATACCCGCTCAGTATCGAGTTTGACCCGAATCCGGGCAAGG